AACTTTAATTAGTTCTTCAACTGCTTTATGCCCAGCTTGGATTATACTCTTCTTCGTTTCCTTGATATTCATATTTGATTGTAATAAAATTTGATAGTAGTCTGTATAGTTTTTGCCCGTCTATAATAAACTCATACTCTGAGCTTGGCCTAAAACCTATTAAATCGCCTTTGTTAACTGTACCATCAGTATGTTTTACAATACCAATTAAAGGCTTTTCTTTATCTACACTTAGTTTATCTGTAGATTTTACTGGTGCTACAAAGCAATATCCTTTTTGCGCTTGCCATTCGGTATTTTTATATAAGAATATTTGATCTGGTTGTACTAAGTATGTTTCCTCGTCAATATAACCTCTACTGTTCTTTTCTATACCGTGCTGATTGTGCCATCTTCTAAATACATTATGGTGAACTATAATTTTATCACCAACTTTTATATCTGTATCACCAACTGTAGGTATTGCTTTTACTATAGCTTCTCTACTAATGTATTGATGATTAAATATTTCAGTGTTAAGTATTAATTCTTTACCGTCTATATTTTTTATGTTGTTGTATCTATTTTTTAAAGGAGTTACAACAAAGTTGTAAACTGACTTCATTAGTATTGTAAGTTATACTCTACTGATACAGCCATGTTTTTATTAAAGTCTTTCCAAGGCAAAACATCTTTACCTTTTCTAATATATACACTAAACTTATTTTCTTCTTCTAAGATGTCACATATAGTATGACCACCATACACTTCTTGCCCTACGGCATAGTGCATGGCGTCATTCTTGTAATCTTTACCTATAGATATTTTACGAATCAGCTTCGACATCTTCAGGGTATTTTATTGTTCCATCTTGTAAGTTAATATCTACTTCGCCATAAGTTTCTTGAAAACCATTTTGTACAGTGCTTAACTGTTGTTGTAAAGCGATAACTTGATGGGCTAAACCGTGCTTTCTAGTCTCTATGCTACCTATTTCCATTTGAGTTCTATTTAAAGCATTAATGATGTTTTGCAAACCATCTAGCTCTTCTTGTGTTATATTCTGTGGTTTAAGGTCCACGACCTTTTTTGTTTTTCTTTTTGCCATTTTATTTAATTTAAGTTAATTTAATTTATAGTCCGTGAATTCCTTTTAAGTAGCTGTTCACGTCAGCTATTTCTTCTGTTGATAATCCTTTGCTCCAAACCGCGGCTTCGTGTACTATACCGTCAAAAAAGTTAGCTGAACCAGCTAAAGAACCAAGTACAGTAAACTCAACACCGCTTGGATTTTCACCTTTAGCTTCATTAGATGAACTGTCTACGTTTGCGGTTAATGCAACACCGTTTTTCATAAAAGTAAATATATTTTGAGCACCAGCACTTCTATTTACTAAAAGCAAAAACTTTACACTAGGAGCAAAAGTATCATTAGGAAACACAGCATCAGTTACTATATTACTACCAGCAGCTGATGTAGTTGTTTTTATTCTTATTTTGTTACTGTTTGTAATTTGAACCATTTCTGCAGACGAGTCAGATAAAAGACCTCCAGCAGTATTAGATTCTCTTGTTAAAACTAAAGCAATACAAAAACCTTGATTATCAGCAATATCAATTTTAGTAAAATCATAGTGGTCACTATTATCTCTTTCAAAATCTAAACCACCATCAGCAGTTACTTCGGCTTGGTTACCTGAAGATGTTTGTGTTGCATCACGACTATTACCAGATGAATCATTCCATCTAGCAACCGCTACACCAGTGTTATTTTTAAGCCACAACTCTAAATCAGTAGTTGCATCTTTTAAATCCATAGATAAATAACTAGAACCTAAAACACTATTTGATAAACCTAGCATTAGTCTCCTATATAAGCTATGCAAGTACCAGCAGCTGGATCAATTTCAGTCCATCTACCATATATAGTTATACCTTTTGGAAAAGTATTACTAACATCTACTTGTAAACCACCACCACCTGATGCTGTAGTTTCTGATCCTACTGATAAATTGTGAGCAGCTACTTGTGTACCTATATACTCTAAACCAGTAGTTGAAGCATTAGAAGCTTTTAAACCACCACTTGAGTCAAACGTACAATCTGTTAGCATTGTTATTGCAACAAACACTTTGTCTGTAGGAGGTGTCATTGCGGCAGTACCGTCATTAAACATGCTACCCATTTGTCCGAAGCCATAAGAAACTTCTGTTGAATTTATTCCCATTATTTTTTTCTTTTTTCAAATGATCGTCCGCCAAAATAAGCACCGATCACTGTTATTAATACTAATTGTAAAAGATCTATATAAGAATCTTTTACGTTAAAGTTAAGTTTACCAGCGTCTATAAATATAATTAGCATTGTACATACTACTAAAAATATTAACACTAGTGGTCGAACGTTTTTGCTTAGCCACGAATCACTGTTCATATCTGCCTTCCAGCGAGATGTAACGTTCTTTTCCATCTCAACTTCATAGTTGGCTATTAATTGTTTTATTTTATTCTCTGCAGCAAGTTTTTCTTCACCTGATGTATGTAGGTTATCTATAACACCGCCAACACCTTTTATAAGGTCTGCTGCTCCACCTGAAAATAGTTTACCTAACATAATTTATATTTTTTTAATATCCACCACCACCACCACTACTTGAACTACTTGAACTACTAGATCTACTTACTGGTCCAGATCCACTTCTTATAGCGCTTGTTATCTCATCGTGTGTTGATCCTCCCATATATGCAATTTCACCTGCAATAACATGAGTATGGTAGCTTGTTATACCATATTGACTAGCCCAAGCCAAAGCTTCTGCAGTTGTTGTGTATGCAGGTATTCCGTCTATGCTTTGTACTAATGACATTATTTCTTAGCAAATTTTTCTAATCCACTTATACCAAAGCAACCAAGTACTACAAGCACAAAAGAATCATATACAAACTCGTTTATTATCAATGGCCTATCCATCCAGCCAGTTGCTAAGTCTACTATCATAATCACACACATTATTGCAAATGCAACAAAACCTATAATAGATTTCTCGTTCCAGTCATTATTATCTTTAAATATCTCCATTTTTCTTATTGTTTGCGTCGTTTTCCCAAGGAAAGTCATCTCCAGCTTCTTTCCATTTACCATCAACCTTAATCATATCTTTACCGTTTCTATTTTCTCTTAAGTATGTAACACCGTTGTATTTTACATAATCATCAGCGTAAGCAAGCTTACCAGTTTTAAGATCTGTAGCATGTCTCATTTCATGCAGTAGTACTTCAGTTTCTAAAGCACTACCTGGTTGTATTTCATCACTTATAAATATACTACCATCGTTATTAGCTTCACCCATAATACCAGGTGCTAAAGATTTTCTTATAACAGGTGTTCCAGGCACAGAAGCATCACCACCAGCTTCAGCACCAAACCTAAGTCTAGTACGTAAGTCACCACCTGTCATTTCATTTTGCCTTGCTGTGCCTAGCTTAAAACCCATTACTTTTTAACACAGTTGTTTACCATTTTAGTTCTACCACTTTTAGTTTTTTTACCACTAGGTGATTTTTTCTTTCCTGCAGCTTTATATCCTTTCCAGCACTTTGGTGCTTTTTTAGTTAAAGGAGATTTCATTTCAAATGCCATGTTGTTGTTGTTTTAAGTATTTATGTAACTCAAGTCCTATTACTTCTCCAAACTTAGAGTCTGACTTGTAATGCGCTCTAGCAATGTTTCTACTATAAGATATATCTTTGCCAGCTTTTATAAATTCTTCTGCTGATAGTGGAAACATAGTTGCTAATACATTACCTATTAGTATTCCTTGTACTGAATGTCCCGATGGATATGAAGGTGTCTTCATAGATGACATTTCTATATCATTTAATTTAATTCCCATTTTACTAGCTAAAACCTTAGGTCTAGGCCTGTCATAATGGTTTTTTAACTTCATTATCATAGGTGCGGTTAGTTCTATTAACTTCTCAGATATAACTTCTGGATAAAAATCAATACCTTCTCTTTCACCTATTTTTTTAAAATAACTTGTTATATCGTCTTTTTCTTCTACAAACCTTTTATTTAAAGGTATTTTAGATAGTTCTTTTATTTCTTGTGAAGTATCAAAAGAATAGTCACTAGGTGGGTTAGTACTCATAAACCTACTTACGTTAAAATTTTTAAAATCAATTAACATTTCCACCTACGTCTTGCGGCTCTACCTCTTTCGCCTGTCCAACCTTTTGATCTTGCGCAAAATGACTTTCTACGCTTAGCAGCTTTGCTACCTCTTTTAACTTTACCTGTTACAGCTGTTTTTAACTTACTACCAGGATTTTTAGATTTGTACTTTCTTACGCCAGCAGCTGTCATACCTGCACCTTCTTCTGTTGTTCTAAAGTTTCTGCCTTTACCTTTAGTAGTTTTTCTTACATCAGGTTTTTTCTTTAACATTGGAGTTCTTCTTCTACCACAGCTAGTAACAGGGTTAGGATTACTCTCTTGAATATATCCTGTAGACTCTGGAAACATATTGTTTTGAATTGGTGATCCTGGCATTATCTATTTTTGTCTTTAATCATATCGTCAATAGCTTTATTGTAAACTTTATCTGTATATGATTTGTTATTATAGAATATGCTACGTTCTGATGTAGGCATGTCTTCTTCGCCTAATAGTATTCTATATATTCTATTTATTAATTGTTTACATCTATAAGATGTTTTATATACACTATATTTAATAGTGGTACGATTTCTATGTCTCCATACATCTATCCAGCCATCTTGTCTAAGTCTGTCCCATCTTGCCTTATCCCAAGAAAATGTGTATACTCCGTCTATGAAATCTTTTCGTGTGAATCTTCCTTCACAATCTAAATAAAATAATAATTCTAAATCTGCATCTAAAATACCGTAAGTCTTACAAGCCCACTTTCTAGTGAGCCTGTAATACTTAAGGATATTCATATCACGCAAATCTTGCGCGGTCAATCTCAATTACTACTGAGTAATTGCTATTGCTGTACAAGCTGTGATGTTAGATATACCAGCTGCTGCTACTGCAACCTCTACATAGTTTTCTACCATAGATCCACTAGCATAGAAAAATTGAGATATTTCTTTAATAGTAGCTGGATGTGTTCCTGCTGTAATATCACAAGTGATTAAAGCTGATTTTGCATTACCATCACTTATTGAACCACCAATAAAAGTAAAGTTAATAGTATCTGTGTCAACAACATCTATACATGCTAATTGACTTAAGGGTGCTGCAAATGCGTTCGTGTCTGAAACAGCGAAATAAAGCATTTTGTCGTGTACTGCCATTTTTTTTGTTTTTTGTTAATTAATAATTGTTTTTGTTTTAATGTTTTAGGTTTTAGGTTTAGGGTTTAGGTTTAATCTATCAATACCACATCCATTGATTTAATAACGTGGTAAAGAGTTTCTTTATACTGAACTCCGTGTCCAGCATGTTTATCGTAGTATACAACGTCTTTATCGTTTATACCTTCTACAAGGTTACCAACAGATATTACGTTAGCCTTTATATACCTATTGTCCTCATCTATATCTTCCGTGAGTATAAGACCACCAACTGTCTTTGGCCCTTGTTTTATCTTTTGTACTATTATATAGTTATTTACTGCTTGCATCGCCTCTCATGTTTGAAATTATACAATCAGCGGATATAATAGTAGTTACAACACTTACCGCATTTTTAAGTGCTGACTTAGTAACAAGCACTGGATCTATAATACCATGCTTAATCATTTCTACAGTTTCTCCAGTTGTTACATCTATTCCTTTACCACCAGTAGGTTCTACAGGTTCAATTATACCAGCGTTATCAAGTATTACATGGTAAGGTGATTTAATAGCCTTTAAAAGTATTTCTTCAGCTTTATCGCCAAATATCTCTTGAGAAGCATTTAGTAATGCAATACCACCACCTGAAACTATACCTTCTTTCAAAGCTGCTTTAGTAGCGTATATCGCATCTTCTACTCTGTCTTTCTTTTCTTTCAGTTCTACCTTAGAAGCAGCACCTACTTTGACCATACCTACCTTACCTGATAACATAGCTAGTCTATCTTGGATTTTTTTCTTTATAAACGGAGATTTTTCGTTTTTTATGGCTTTTTTGACATTTTCTATACGTTCTGTCAAGTCGTTATCAAGGTCTATAGTAGTAATTACAGTGTTTTTTGCATTTGTAACTGCTTTATCTGCTTGACCAAGACAATCTATGGTGATTAAGTCCATATCATCACCTAATTCTTCGTTTATTACTGTTGCACCTGTTAAAAAAGCTAAATCTTTTATCGTATCTTGCTTAGTAGGACCAAAGCCTGGTAAGTCAACTATATTTACCTTGATATTACCCTTTACTTTGTTCATCATAAGGGCTGATTTTAGCTGTTGATCAACTTGTGCCACTATAAGTAGCTCTTTTTTGTGCTTTATAACGTATTCTAGTATTGGTTGTATCTTACGTATGTTAGGTATCTCACTACCTACGATCAAAACTAATGGTTCTTCAAGTATAGCTTCGTGTTTTTCAGTGTCTGTGACAAAATGTGGTGATGTTATACCAGAATCAAACTGCACACCATCAACTATATCAACGTATGTCTCATCTGTTTCTGAGCTTTCCATAAACACAACACCATCTTTACCTACTTTATCATAAGCTTCTGCTATAATAGCACCTAGCTCAACGTCGTTGTTACAACTTATACTACTAACATCTTTCAACATGCTATCTTTTACTTCTATAGCTGTGTCTGTTAAGTATTTGTTTACTTTTTCAAGTGCTGAATTTATACCTTGCTTGATAAATCTAGTAGAAAGCTCTGCGTATTGTTCTTTTTGCACTTCTTTAATCAGTGCTTCAGCAAGGACGGTAGCTGTAGTAGTACCGTCACCTGCTTCTTTCACTGTATTTTTTGCGGCTTCTTTAATAAGAGTAGCTCCGAGGTTTTCAACCGGGTCAAATAAGACAACAGATTCTGCTACTGTTACTCCGTCTTTTGTTATGACCGGGTTGCCTCTAGCATCTTCGTATATTACACACTTTCCAGATGCTCCTAGAGTAGATTTCACCGCTTTCGCCAATTTATCTACACCCGCAATTATTTTACTTTTAGCTTCATTACCAAAGTTTAACTCTTTGATAAGTTCGCTGGGTTGGTTATATTCCATTTAATTAAATTTAATTTTATTATATACTATTCGAATGTTTTAACTACTTTAGGACCTTTGCTAGAGTCTAGCTTTTTAGCAAAGTGATCGATGCTTCCATCAATCGCTGCTTCAGCTCCTTCTATAGTCTCTCGTCTAGTTATATCGTGCCATGAAGCTTCTGTTTCATGTTTACACTCTGTTTGAAAAAATCCATTAGGCAGCTGAGTTATCCTCCAGTTAGCTTTATTAGCTAAGTGTTTCCACTGCTCAATTTCTTTTTCACTCGGTTTTTGGTTGTACGTTGTCGTACTCTTGTAATATAAGTATGTCATTGGTTTTATTTTTGGTTAATACTTAGGTATAGGGTATTTCCCTATGCTGTTTTGTTTCCTTCTCTTGATTCTTTAGAATTATTGTATTCTCTTTTAGCTCTTGAAATACCTTTAGATATAGAGTATCTTGATCCGTCAGCGAAACCTTTAGCTCCTGCTAAAAGATCTTTACCTACATTTTTGATTTTTGTTGTATCAATTTTAGCTGGTGATACTCCTGCCATTTTAGCAACAGAACCTGGAGTTCTCATATTTACTGGTGCACTTTTCATTTTAAAGCCAGAAGCCATTTTAGCTGGTGACTTCATCTTAACTACAGCAGCAAATTCATCAGATAATTTTCCAGCCGCTTTTGCAGCTCTTAATTTTTCATTAAACTTAACTGGTGCCTTCATTTTAGCAACAGGTCTACCATCTTTTCCCATACCTTCTAATCCGCTACCAGGCACTCCATTAATTCTATCGTGTGGGTGATCGTGCTTTTTGCCATCTTTCATTGGTGACTTCATTTTGTTAGGTGTTTTCATGTGTATTTTTAGTTTATTAGTATTTAGCCGATCCTTCTCGTCTCGTACCTTTACCGTCGTTACCTCTGTTCTTTTTAACAGATTTAAATTTTTTGTCTTTATGATCGTAGTCTTTACCTTTTATATTCTTACCAGCTTTGATAGCAGCTCTACGTTTTCTCTGGTTCTCAGCTTTTTTCTTTTTACGTGCAAATGACTTAGCAAATGTTAAATCTCTTTTCTTCTTTGCTGCAGATGCTTTAGGTGATAACTTTTGCATTATCCTCTTAGGTTTTTAATTCCTGTGAACAGTCTTGCTAAAGCGTTTCCTTGCATAGCACTACCAACTCTTCTTTTAACTGTATCGTATACTTTATCGTTTTGACCTTTTTGTCCTGATGCAATTGCATTTCTCATGTCAATAATCTTTTGGTCATCGTCTGATATTACTTTCATGTCAGAATTACCTTGAGGTCTTCTTACAGAGTCTGTAACTGATCCTCCTGATTTCTCAGCCTCAATACTTGCTTTCACAGTATCTGGATCTGACCCGTCTAATTTAAAAGGAGACTTGAAAGGAAAACTGCTATTAGTATATTTTAGTTTGAATGGCTTCATGTAGAATATAATTACATGGTTATAGAGAAACTTAAAAGTGGACAATAGGCTATTACTAGATAACTATAACTGGCTAATGTCCTAAAAAAATACATTACAAATATAGAGGCATAGCGTTGCCCCCACTCTACCCACTTGTAGCCCCAAATCAAAACGCATAACTTTTGGCCCACCGCCCCCACTTATACGACTTTTTACGTACGATTTTTTACGTTTTACATTTTGTGTTATATATATGACATTATGTCACACACTATTTTTTATTTGTCATGTCATTACGTCATGTCACATTGTCATGTCATGTTGTCATACGTCTTTGTCATTATGTCATTGTTATTTTTACACACCTAATACGTACAAACTTGGATAATATATATGTAAACAAACTAATAATGAATTACACACACTCACACTTCGCGCAACATATACACACAACAAATAGTATATAAACGACAATAGTACTTTTACATACTAAACACGAAGTCAAATGGATAATATAAATAGAAATAAATAAATAAATATAATATGAAAATAAATAGTAAAAGATTTGTGATAAGAAAATCACTAATAGGTAAAAAAGCAATAATAACTGTCAACTTTAAAAATGGCAAAGTAGCAACGTACTCACACGATAAAGTGTATGAAGTAATGAAAGAAAAGTTAGAACA